CAGATGGGACCTGCCGAGATCGAGCAGGGCGCTTTCTGGCCGTTCGAGTTCGACTATGGCATGATGACCACGCTGGCCGAAGGCTGGGAACCGTTCCAGCTCAAGGCCGAGCAGCCGGCTTCGACATATGAAATGTTCAAGCGTGAGATCCTCAACGAGATCGCACGTTGCATGAATATGCCGTACAACATCGCCGCCGGCAATTCGAGCGGCTACAACTACGCCTCCGGCCGGCTCGATCATCAGACGTATTTCAAAAGCATCCGAATCGATCAGAGTGATATGGAGACTGCCATTCTCGATCGCATTCTGAATGTCTGGCTCAAGGAGGCATCTTACACATTCGACGACGTCGAATTGCCGGTGAGCGTTCCGCATCAGTGGTTCTGGGACGGCATGGAGCACGTTGACCCTGCCAAGGAAGCCAAAGCCCAGGCGACACGCCTGGATAGCAATACCACCACGCTCGCCGTGGAGTACGCGCGACAGGGTAAAGATTGGGAAGATGAGCTTCGCCAGCGAGGCAAAGAAATTGCCCTGATGAAGAATCTTGGTCTGTCGTTGCCGTCAGGCGTCAGATCAAACGAGGAGGATGATGATGAAGAGAAGTGAAAAAAAACATCCAAGCAGTATTCAATTCGTCTCCGGCGAGGCGTCTATGGAGTTCCACGCGGAGGCCGAGGGCGACGGTGAATCAAAGCGGCCGACATTCGAGATGGTCGCATATACCGGCGGCGCATTGCGGCTGAATGGGTTCTACCGCCCCGTCGTTATCGACCTCGCCGGCCTGCGATCTGCAGCGCGAGTCACGATACTTAAAGACCATGATCAGCGTCAAATTGTCGGCCAGGCGAACTCCGTGCAGATCAATGCTAAGCGGGTGTCTGTCGCCGGCGTCATAACCGGCGACGAAACTGACGACTCGACGAGGACGATCCTGTTGCATGCTCGAAATGGTTTTGCCTGGCCGGTGAGCGTGGGGGCGTCGATCGATCGGCTGGAGTTGGTAAAAGAACAACAAACAGTAACGGTGAATGGCCGTGATTTTACTGGCCCGATGTATGTTGTTCGGGCCGGATTGTTACGAGAGGTGTCATTCGTCGGCGTCGGAGCCGATGAAAACGCCGAAGGCAAAATTGCGGCACATGCCGCGAACGAAAACGAAGGAGTGAGCGCTATGACGTTTACGAAATGGTTGCAGGCGAAGGGGCATGATAAGAGCGCCCTGAGCGATGATGAGTTGGATGTGCTGGCCGTTGAATATCACGAGGAACAGGCTGGTGAGAACCACGAAGAGAAACCCAAGACTGCCAAGGCCGGCACAGAGACGGACATCCAGGCAAGCGACGACCTGGCAGCCGAACGCGATCGACGTGCTGTCGAGGTGGAACGCATCACGGGCATCCAGGCTGCGTGTGGCGGGCTCCATGGCGAGATCGAGGCCAAAGCCATCCGTGAAGGCTGGTCTGTTGACAAGGCCGAGTTGGAGGTGTTGCGTGCCAGCCGCGCCAAGTCGCCAGCCGTGCATACTGGCGGTGAAAAGCCGACGTCAAAGGCGATTGAGGCAGGTCTGGCCATGCAGTCGCAAGCATTCTCCGATGATCGTCTGGCGGCCAGCTATGACGCACAGACGCTGGATCAGGCGGATCAGCGATATCGTCGCCTGAGCCTCAAAGGCATGATCGCCGCGGCGTGCAGCATCGACGGACGCCAAGCGCCTCATATTTCAGCAACTCCGCAGGAATGGGCCCAAGCCGCGTTCAGCACGAACGCGATGGAATCCATTCTCTCATCGTCTGCCAACAAGATCATGCTGGAATCGTTTCGTTCTGTGCCTTCTGCGGCCATGAAGCTTTTTAAGCGGGTGCCGGCGAGCGACTTCAAGGTGCACACCGGTTATCGCCTGACCGGAGCTAACAACTTCGGCAAGGTCGGCCAGGACGGTGAGTTGAAGCACGGGCAGCTTGGCGACGAGTCGAAGGCGTACAAGGTGGACACCTACGGCGAACTGCTTGGCATCACACGGCAGATGATCGTCAATGACGACCTCGGCATTCTGTTGGCTCTTATGACCAAAATCGGTCTGGATGCCGCACGAAGGCTTGAGGCTGTCGCGTGGGATTTGGTCAAGGCCAACACCTCTACGTTTTTTGGGTCCGGCAATAAAAACTACATCTCCGGCACTGATACGGTGCTGGGGATTTCCGGCTTGGACGCAGCCACTCAAAAGCTCGCCGAGATGGTTGACAGCGACGGCGAGCCGGTCATGGTCACCGGCAAGCACATGGTCGTCCCGCCCGCGCTCAGTGCGGAAGCCTCGCGGCTTTACAAGGCCTCCAACGTGATCGCCACCGGGACAGGCAGTTCCAAGAAAGTCGATGCGGATGCGAATAACTACGAAGGGCAGTTCGAGCCTGTCGTCGTTCCGCATCTGTCGGCAACGGTTGATTCGTCCAACGGTGACGACGCGGCCTGGTATCTGTGGGGCGACCCCAGCTACCTGAGTCCGTTCGCTGTCGCGTTCCTCAACGGCGTCGATCGTCCGACCATCGAGGAAGTTCCCGTCAGCGGCGAATATCTCGGGAAGTTGTTCCGTGGATACCTCGACTTCGGCGTTGCCCAGTGGGACACGCAAGGCGCAGTCAAGAGCAAGGGCGGCGCGTAAGCGCAGCTGTGAATCAACGATAACTACTCTGGCATAGGAGCAGAGACATGCAGGCAATTTACAGACAAGCAGGAGTTGCCATTGACTACACGCCGAGTTCGGCGGTGGACGCTGGCGAAGTTGTTGTCCAGAATAACATGGTCGGCATTGCAAAGGCGGCGATCACTGCCGATGCCCTCGGGGCCTTGTACACCGAAGGCATCTTTGATGTTGTCCACGACGCCGTCGTCAAGAATGCTGGTGCGGCTGCGTACTGGGATGCCGATGGCAACCCGGTGGATGGCACGGCTGGCACAGGTTGCTTTACGGCGACCTCGTCCGGAAACACGTTTGCCGGATGGTTCGTCGATGCTGCGACAGATTCGGCTGCCACGGCGAAGATCAAGCTCTTCGGATCGCCGTCCGTGACCGTTCAGCACTATGGCGGGCTGAACAACCTGATTGCCGATCCCGGCGACGGCGAAGCCATTCCCGTGACGGCCTCCGGCCGCGTGGAACTCGTGACCGAAGGGGCCGAGACCCGAACGCTGGCCGCCCCGACGTTCGGCGGACAGGAGTTGCAGTTGGGCATGAAGACCGATGGCGGCAACTGCGTTGTGACCGTTACCGGTTGCGATGACGGCGACACCGTGACATTCGCCAACACGGGCGAGGTCGTATACCTCCAGGCAGTCGCCAAGGCTGCGGCCTACGTGTGGCGAGTGATCGGCGATCCTGACACGATCGTCAGCACCGCCTGAGCGGCTTAACAGATCGGTTGGTGGGTGATGGGCGACCTATTGAGACAGGGAAGTCAATGGCTGGAGCAGCAGCGCATTGCGCACTGCTCCAGCCAGGTCGCCTACCGTCACGGTCACCTGGAACTGAGCGTCAATGCAACGTTCGGCAGCACGCAGGCGGAGGTCGAGGACGGCTACGGCATGACCATGACGATGCAGGTCGTGGACTTCCTCATCAATGCCGACGAGTTGGGCTTTGAGCCGGCCAAGGGCGATGTGATTGTCGCCATGGGCACTGCATATGAGGTCCTGCCGATTGGCAATGAAGATTGCTGGCGATGGTCGGATCGATACCGAACACGGTTCCGCATCCATACGAAGGACGTAGGCGATGCAGATTGATTGGCAAGCTATTGGAGTGCTGGTCGCCGCCCTGGCGATTCTCGGCGGCATGGCCTGGTGGGTCATTCGCAGCGTGTATGCGCTGAAGGTCAAGCTCGCTGAAGTTGACGCGAAGTGTGCTGAGGTGTCGCGCGACCTGGCCGAATTCAAGCTGTACACGAACGAACGCTGTCACGGCCGGGAACTGTGGCTCCGGGAAACAGCGGAGCTCCTGCACAAGGTTGACAAGAGACAGGCGGCGATTGCCACCAAGTTGGGCGTGGAGATCGAGACATGAGCATGGTCATTGATATTGCAGACGCGATTGTTACGGCGCTCGAAGCAGACGTCGCCGCCGATGAGTTCGGGATCAGCTTCAAGCCTGAGCGGAAACTCGTGCCCGCGTTCGAGATTGACGAACTGAACACGCTGCGGGTGACAGTGTTCCCCAAAGCGAACGAGCAGGAAATCGCCGATCGATCGCGGAACCGGCATGATGTGACTGTCGATATCGGCATTCAAAAGCGTATCGCTGGCGACGCTGAGGTCGAGCAATTGCTGGACCTGGTCGAGACGATTGACAGCCGGTTGTCTCGCCGTCAACTGGAAGCTGTACCTGCTCGTTACGTCAACAGCCAGAATCAGCCGGTTTATTCTCCGGAGCATCTTACAAGCCAGAACGTATTTACCAGCGTCCTGACGCTGACCTATCGAGCCCTGAGGTGAAACGATGGTTGATACTCGCAAACCACTGACGAGTTGTGACATGACGGTCGATGAGCAGACGAAACTCACACTGCTGGAGCAGGACATTTCGGCCATACAACAAGCCTTTACCGCCCTCATCGACTCCGGCCGATTGAAGGTGGACGCCAGCGGCGTCGAGCTGTCCGCCGACCTGGTCAACGTCGAAAACATCAAGCTCCAGGACATCGCCGGCGACGGCGTGAACCCCGCCAGCGAGGACACGCTGGCGGACATTGACTCTAGCATCGGCACGTCGAACACGCGGCTGTTGAGCATCGCCAACGCATTGACGACGGGCCTGCGGTTTGTCGCGGAGACGGGCACGCCGGCCGCTGTGTCTGACGGCGACCCTGCCGGTATGTGGCTGGACGAATATGGCAGGCAGGTAATCGCCGGATATAATTCCGGGCTGAGCGCCTTGCAGGTCAACGAGGTCGCGCCGTACGAGGCGACCGAGGCGAAAGCGACGCTCCTTGACGCCGTGACTGCAACAGGCGCGTCGAGCGCGGT